CACGACCGACACGCCGAAGGCTGAATAACCCCTGTGCCGGATCTGATCACCCTCGCCGAAGCCAAGGATTGGCTGGACATCACGGACTCGGCCAGGGACGCGCTGATCGCGACCCTGGTCACGGCCGCATCGGATGAGTGCCTGCACATCCTGGGCCGGCGCAGTCTCCTCCAAGCGACCCGCACCGAGGCCCTGAGCGGCGGGGGTGGGCCGACCCTGCCGGTCAATGGCTGGCCGATCCGGTCCCTGACATCGGTGACGATCGACGGGCAGAGCGCGATCCCGGTCGCGCAGCTCACGTTCGACGATCACATGGTCATCTGGAAGCAGGGCAAGTTCCCGCGCGGGATCAAGAACGTGACCGTGGTGTTTTCCGGCGGCGAGGACGCTGTTCCCGCGACCGTGAAGCTGGCCACGAAATACACGGTCAAGGCCATGTGGGACGCCAGGAAGATCGACATGAACGCCACCAGCGAGTCCTGGGTCGGTGTCGGCGGGGCCGGCTTCTGGCCGACCGGTCCAGGCTCGGTGCCACCACAAGCGGTCTCCCTGCTGCAAGGCTCGGTATCGCGGGCCTGGGTCTCGTGACGACCGGCGACGATACCATCATCCGCCGCTACGCTGACGCGGTCGAGCGACGCGGGACTCGGGTGACGCTGCGCCGGACCACGCTGGTCAACGGCGTCTCGCCGAACCCGGCCGTGCTGGTCTCGCCAGTGCTTGATGGGAACCACTCGTCCGGCGCCACCACCATCGCGATCCGGGCCGGCCAGGCCACGGGCCGTATCATTGCGGGCGACAAGCTGAAGATCGGTGCACTCGATCCGATCACCGTCTCCGCCACGGCGACTGCCCGGCTCCCGTCCATGGACCCGAGCGTCACGCCAAACCCGGGGTTCGCCGCCGTCTCCCTCGCCGCCCCGCTGCCATCCAACCAGGCCGATGGCGCCGTGATCGTGCCGACCTGGGTGGCCGACCAGCAGGTTTGGGTCGTTCTCACGGGCGCGCCGATCAGCATGACGAACGATCGTATCCTGGCCGGCGACCTGTTCGTCAGGATGCCGTCCTTCAACACGACGAAGCCGCTCATGGACCAGCAGCTCTACGTCGATGAAGCATGGCGCACCGTGGTCAATGTCCGGCCGGTCTTCTGGGGTGTGCTGACCAGCGCCTGGGACGTGCAGGCCCGGTAATGCCCCTGGAATTCTCCGTTGCGGTCGAGCAGTGGGTCCAGGCCGCCAAGGCTCGGTCCGATCTCGCGTTCCAAGCCATCGCGCTGGACGCGGTGAACCATGTCAAATCCCTGACCCCGGTCAACACCGGCTACCTGCGGGCCAACTGGACCATCGTGCGCAACAACGACCCGATCCCCCTGCCGGGTCGGGTGCCGCGCCCCGAAGAAGTCATAAAACACATACGGGCCGGCGATCGCATCCTGATCGTCAACCCGGTCGTCTATGCGCGCCGGATCGAGTTCGGCTTCGTGGGTCAGGACAGCCTGGGGCGGAATTTCGACCAGCCCGGGCGTGGCATGGCCCAGCAGACCATGGCGGCCATGCCAGAAATCGCGCGCCGCGCGGTCCAGCGCGTCATGGCGGACCAGGGACAGGGCGGGGGAACAGGCTGATGGTGCAGACCACGCAAGGCGCGGTGCGGCGCGCGTTCGATGCCCGTCTCGCCACGTTCAATGCCGGCGGCGCTGCGATCATCACCGGTGGCGTGCCGTACCAGCCGCAGGGCGGCGTGCCCTACATCACGGGCCGGGTCTCGGCTTTTGTCCGCGCGCCGCTCGGGGTCGGGGCGAGCACGGCACACCGCATCGACGGAACCTATCAGATCAACGTGAACCGGCCCGCGACAGAGGGGGCCGACATGGCTGATTCCATAGCGGGCCGCGTAGCGCGCCACTTCACCCGGGGCACGGCGATTGTCACGGAGACCGGCCCCGTTCTCACGGTGATTTCAGCGTCTGAGCAACCCGAGATCAGAGCGGGGGACTGGATCACGGTGCCGATCCTGGTCGTCTTTTACGGCACCGACTGAGGAGCGGCACATGACAGAATATGCGGACGGTTATCAGCGGGTCATCGTTCTGGCCGAGGAGTCGACCTTCGGCACCCAGGCATCGGGGCCGGGGCAGATCATCCGACGCGCCAACTTCACGCTGGAGGATCAACTCCCCGAGGCACAGAGCCAGTTGATCTTGCCCGACGCTCAGGCAATCGACGGGTTTGTCGGAGTGCCGAGCCTTGTCAGCACCATTGCCGGCGAGGCCGCGCCAGGGACCTACAAGCAGCTTTTCGAGGGCGTCACGCGCGGCACGTGGACCGCCGGCCCGACGGTGTCGGCCAAGGCTGACACGGCCCTTACCACCAGCGGGACTGTGATCACCATCACGTCGGCGACGTCAAACTACCTGACCTCGAACATCAAGATCGGTCACACCATCCGATTGAGCGGCATCACCGGCGCCCCGGCGGTTCTGAACAACGTCAACCTGTTTGTAAACGGCGTCACCGCGACGGTGCTGACCTGTGCGCCGAACCCGATAGCGGTGGCGTGGGCGTCCGGTCAGGCAGCCGTTGTCGTCACGGTTACCGGTAAGACGCTGATCCAGCCTTTGCTCGCCGCCCAGGTGCAGCGATCCTACACGATGGAAGACTGGGACGCGGCCAATGCCCGCTCGCGTCTCGGCCTCGGCCTCAAGGTCGGTTCGATTGGCTTGGCCGTTCAACCCAACGGGTTCGTGAACCTGCAAGCAAGCTTGGCCGGGAAGAGGCTCGTCCGTGCCGGGAGCCGCGTCTACGCCACCCCAACGGCGGAATCCACAGCGGACGGCATCAGGCCGGTAAACGGAACCGTGGTCTATGACCGCGTCGGTTCGGCCGGCGCGATCATCGGTTACATCACCGGGTTCAACATCCAGATCAGCCAGGCGCTCCAGCCCGTGCCGACAATCGGGGCGTCGGATGGGGTGCCGAAGATCTCCACCGGGATGATGGGGGTGCGCGGCACTATCACCATGCTGACCACGGACGACAATTTCGACGACGACTTCTTCCAGCAGAACGATGTCGAGGTCACGGTCGTCATCCCGAACTCGGCGGCGGTCGGGGCCGATTTCCTGGCTCTGCATCTCCCGCGCATGCGCCTGGTGTCCGCCCAGCGCACCGACTCGGACCGCGCCATCATGCGCTCTTACGGCTTTGCCGGGTATCGCAAGTCCACGGCCGGTTCCGGGTCCGCCTGGGTGAACACCACGCTCATGATGCAAGACAGCCTCGCCTGACGCCTGTCCTGCCAATAGGCTCGGGCAAGAAGGGAACGGCCCTGGGGTGTGCGACCCCCGGGGCCGTTTTCTGTTGGGGGGTTGGTGATCGGCTTGGGCTCACCTATTATAGTGTGATGGCAATGAGGGCAGGCGAGATGCGCGGTCCGGTGTTCAGCGGCGGGATGCTCGCCATCCCATTTATACGCGGGGCGCAATTATCGACCGGACGTTGAACGGGCTGAGAATGAAGTGGCGCTCCGTAACGCAGCGGCACAGAAAGCCGAGGAGAATGCCGCGAAGGACAAATCCCCTCCAAGTCAGAAGGTCGCTGAGGCCGCAGTCAAGCGGCACTTCGAGAAGACTCTTCGGGATCCAGAGTCGGCTCGATATTCGTTCGATCCATGGGCGCGAGGGGTCATTACACCCTTTTGGTCCTCCCCCTTACTGACAGGGCGTGGCCCAGCTACCTGGAAAATTGGTGGGGTCTTTGTATGCGGGATGGTCAACTCTAAGAATGGCTTTGGCGGGTATGCAGGACGGTCGCCATTTGCCGTCCGTCTCACATTTGATGGTATCGAATGGCAAGTCGACAAAGTACTAATATCCGACGAGTGGCCTCTACGGGAAGAGAGAGGCGATTATGACGAGAAGATCAAGCACGAATGCGAGTGGCTTCCGAAATAAAAGCCGACACAATAGCGCCCATCGCATTGAATAATGTAATATAATTACTATATTCTAGTTGTGCCTTTCTCCGCATCGAGCGGAGGCTGACGAGGTCACAGTATGACCCAAAGGCGGGGTCGCTGGTGTAACAAACACCAGCGACCCCGTAGGAAAAGGCAATACCATGCCAAACCATGTCACGAGGCTATACGCGACCAACGCGAGAATCAAGCAACTTTGGGCGGAGACCCGTATATCCGACCCCAATTCCGACCTATACCTGGAGCTGGGCCAGCAGGCCGGCGACGACCTGATCCAGGCGCGAAGCGCCACCCTCGAAGAAGTGCTCTATAAGCTCGCCGAGCTTCAGGAGTGGATCAGCGAGGATGGTACCGCTTCGGAGAAGGCCATGATCGCCTCCATCATCGCCGATATCGAGGCGTTTATCGAGGCGTTGCAGGAAGCGCCCGGCGGCACCCCCGCACCCGAACCCGATCTGGCACCAGCCCCTGTTCCCCAGGGTCCGGCGCCCAAGGCCGGTGGAGCGGCGGCACCCGTCCAGACTGCCCAGCCTGTCGCCCCGAAAATCCGGGTCGATCGCCGATCCCGCCCGGTCCATGTCGATGGAAAGGTCTATCCGTCCATCATTGCAGCAGCCCAGGCATTGGGTCGCAGTTACGAGAGTGTGCGCAGCGAGACCGTTCGCGGCAGACTCTGAACGGCTGAAGGGCCGTCGTCCGGAATCCCCGGGCGACGGCCCTTTTTGCGTTCCGGGTTCCCTGGGCGACGGGGCTTGCGCGAAGCCGCGACACATATCAGTGCGGTATTAACATTATATGTAGGAAGTCGTTGCGGCAGGTAGCTTGCTTCCGCTCGTGTTCGAGGAGTCTCGCGTGCGCCTTATGGTGCGTGACAACGCTCCATGGTGGCTGCTAGCGGATGTGTGTCGCGTGCTGGAGATCAGCAATCCGAGTGATGCTGCCGGCCGCCTCGACGACGACGAGAAGGAGACCCTCGGTAATGCCGAGGGTGCCAAAATCAATGGGTTAGCGGCCGGCGCCTCGCTTCCGACCATAATCAACGAGCCCGGCCTCTACTCCTTGATCTTCCGCAGCCGCAAGCCTGCGGCGAGGCGTTTCAAGAAGTGGGTCACCGCCGAGGTCCTGTGGGCGACGGGGGTTGCGCGATGTCGTGCTACATATCAATGTGGTGTCCGCATTATATGCAGGAGGTCGTTGTGGCAGGTAGTTTGCTTCCGCTCATGTTCGAGGAGGCCCGCG